TTATTAATACGTTAATTTATGAACTAATTCTAGGGGCTCCAAATCTTCTATTAAAGAAAATTCAAATGATTTTCTAGGTATAAATTTTTCTAAAGTCAAATCAATGTCCTTGATTACGTTATTACACATCATACGAGCTGACATACCTGATTCATCCGAAGTTACCCATTCTCTAGCTGCTTTACCATTCTCAGTTCTTACTTCAGGTGTTAATTCATAAACCTGAGTTATAGCTTTAGCTAAGTCTCTAAAATCTAATCTATCATCCCAAATATAAGGAGTGATTGGTGAACCTACTAATGACATATTATTTGGAAATACTGGTACTGCCCATTTACCATGTTTTTTATAAGTACCAAAATGATTTGATGGGAATTCAGGAGTAAAATCAACCCATTTTCCATTTTCATCTTCAAAACGCATTTGATCTTGCATACCACCTGTTACATTAGCAATAATCATTTTACCTGCCATCATAGCTTCAGTAAGTGCTAATCCCCAACCTTCATTTGAAGATGGTAATACTATGGCATCTGCAAGGTTATAAATGGTGTTTAATTCAGCTGTTTCAATTCTTTGATCTGAGAAGAATATGTTTGATTTTTTACCAAATAATAGGGTTTTAACTGCATTTAAATCAGTACCATTATCATCTACTATCTGAGTATGTAATACTAAAGCTACTTTATCAGCTTTTTCTTTAGGTAAAGAATCTAGGAATAATTTATGAGCAGCTAGTAAATCACTAATACATTTTCTTCTAATATTACGTGAATTAAAGAATAATACAAAATCAAATTCTTTATCTCCAAATAATTTTTTCTTAGTAGCTTGTAATTGAGATTTATCTTCTATTGGAAAAAACATTTTTTCATTTATACCATGAGGTACATAAGAAATAACTTTACCATCTGCTTTTTTACCTAAAACCATTTCATTAATATTTTTGGTTTGTTTAGATATTGCTAATAAAGCATCACATGATTCATAGAAAGCTTTATTATAAAGTGGAGCTGGTAGATCATCCCAAATGTTTAAGTAAATCATTGGAATTTGTTTTCTTACCTCATTTTCAATAGCAAATAACCAATCGTAATATCTTGGGTCTGTAAAAAACATTAAACCATCGGGTTTTTCATTTTTTATCATATATCTGATTAAATCAGCATTCCCATACCCATTATTAGGGTATAATATAATGTTTGAGTCAGTATTACCAGTTTCTGTATTAGTAGCTTCTGATAAATCCATTCTCTGTCCTGCTTCAGGATGATTAATAGCTGCTCCAATTACTACCCAATTGTAGTGGTGAGAAGTTCCTAAAACTACTTCTCGGGCCATTGTAGCAACACCCGAGTGCATTCTAATATCATCACAAATGAATAATATCTTTTTTCGTTGTTCTTTTGGTATGTAACCTTCTTTCATAAATTTTATTTTTCTAATTCTAAGTTCATATGGTTATGAACTAACTTTTGGAATTCAGGATCAGTTAAGTATAAATGCATACACCTGTCTGCTAATTTTTGTAATGAGAACTTAGTTTTAATAGTCTCGATTTTGAATGCTTCGAAGATATCTTTATCTACCTTCACACTTGTTAATTGTTGATTTTGTGACATAATTATTTATTTTATATTGTTAACATATATAAATATATTAATATCTAATAAAACTTGAAGGATTGTTTAATATCCTCATTCTTATCACATAAATCGGTATTATTTTTATAAGGGCAAAAATGACAATTATGTTTACTTGGTCTTTTCTCTAATTCAATAGGATTATAAGTACCTTCATTTGTAAACACTTGCTTTAAAAATCCTTCTAATAATTGTGTTGACTTATTTATTTTTACCTTACCCGCTGCAGGTCTAAATTCTTGTATACGTTTTTGAGGAAAATCCCCTCCCTCATATACTTTTCTTCGAGTAATAAAATACTCCACCTCAATATTATCGATTGGGAAATTATATTGTTCTGCGAAGAATTTTTTATAAAGGATTAATTGAGACATTTTAACGTCATCTTTTTTTTCTTTATCACCCCAACCTCTAGTTGATGTTTTAATATCAAGAATTTTAATTGTATTAGTAGGTTCATGATAAAACACTACATCAATAAAACCTGTTATAAAAACATTTTCTAAGGTTTTAATAGGATTTAAAACAATTGGTAATTCACAACCTACTAAATACCAACCCCTTTTAGAGAAGTAAGCACCTCTTTTATCTCTAATAAAATTAAGAATTTGAATTCCATCATCACAAAATTCTGCTAACTCGGCTGCTGTCGAGAAATGAGTATTATTATTCTTTTCTAAAGTAATTTTATACTCGTTTTTTAAAGCGTTTTTAAAATCTGTTTCAATATCTAAATGATCCGCTGCCACTCCACTCTCCTCATATAACACTGTTAAGTAATTTTGTAGAGTTAAGTGTAAGGCTGTTCCAAACACTGCGTGTATACTAGGTTCAAATACTTTATATCCATCTCTGTATTTTAACCCCCATTGGAACGGGCAGTTAGAAAACATACTTAATTGTGAGTAGGATATATACTTATTAACCTCGTAGTTGACGGGTGGAACTATTACTTTTTTAAGATTCTTTAATACTGGTGGGATTTGTTTAGCCAAGTTTTTTTCTATTTGTAATTTCTCTATCTAAGTAGAATAATGCTTTTTCCAAATCCTGGATTGTATTGTCTTTTTTACCTGCTCGGGAAATGTATTTAAGTGTATTACCTAAATTAAATCCTACTTCCCAAGCTTCTATAACTTTGATAGCTTCGTATGGGTTGTCTTTACCTCCATAATGAGATGGGTGTAGTACAGATTCTTTTTTTGGTTTTTCTTCATCAATTATGAAAATGCCTTCTCTATCATTCATTTCTTCAAATTTTTTTATTGAATCACTCATTTTAGTAATTTTTTTATTTCTTTTTCTTCTTTACCTAATTGTTGTAAAATTTCAGTTACATCTTGTTGGGTTAGAATATTACAGTAATCTAAAACCTCTCTAGTACTTATTTGAAAGTAAGCAGATAATAAACTTAATACTTCTTTTACGTACTGCTGTTTTGTAGGTTTTATATACTTGTTGAAAAATTTTTGTTTGGGTAAAGTTTTACAATAAAATTCATATAACTTTTGTTTTGGCATTTGGTGTTCTTGAATCTCAGCTACTAATTCAATATAGTTAGGATTCATAGAGATAATCTTATTAATCATAAAATTGTTAAAGATCTCATGCTCCTCATTCGAAAATGAGGACCATGGTTCTTTATCATATGATAATTGCTTTACCCAATCAAAAATCGTTTTAATCTTGGTCATCTTCAATCATGAATTTCAATTCATCAGGCAATCCTTCTTTTAATATTTCTCCATTTGTTGGATCATAAAATACTTGGATAGGTAAAACATTATCTTCGTTTGTACCTGTTACGAATTTAGATACTTTTCTTAATAAGTACCCTTGATGCCAGATTTTACCTCCGTCTGCAGTTAAAATAGGAGTTGTTTTGTGAATGTCTAGGCTCATTTGTGGTTGTTGATCTTCCATCTTTATTTATTTAGTTGTTAATAATTTACTGATAGCGGCACAGAATGTAATTTCTTTATCTGGTGCCATAATTGATTTGTATTGGTAATCTGCTATTATAAGAGTAGCAATTGCTGAATTAGTAAATTCATCTGCTCTTTCAAATAATACTCTATATAATTCGTTATAATCTCGTATATTAGAATCCATGACTAACTGTCTTATAGTATTAAAATCTCCAATTTTATGAAGTGAAAGTAATTCTATAATTTTATCAGATGTTTGTTTGAAATTAGTAGTAGCTCTACTTTCCATTAACTCCCCATTTTTAATAGAGGATTGTAATAAGTTTAAAGTTTTTCTAATATCAGGGTAAGTTTGTTTAACAATTCTTACTATATCAGCTTTAGTATAAGTAATTTCTTCTAAATCTAAAATTTCAACACATTTAAATGCAACATCCTGCATTGATGGAGGAGTTAATTCAAACATTACTGTTCTAGATTGGATTGGATCAATTATACGTTCAATGTAGTTACAAGTGAAAACAAAACGAGTATTTAAACTATAAGTTTCAATTATATTACGAAGTGCGGCTTGAGCGTTTATTGTTAAGAAATCTGCTTCATCCATAATAACCACTTTTTGTGGTTTAAAACTAGCGGCTGAAGCAAATGATTTTACCTTATCTCTGATAGTATCAATACCATTTTCATC